ACCTTAGTTTCTCTGGGGTGCCGTCTCCGGGCGGCAAGACGTGGAGCGCGATGGCGGTCAGCCGGCTCCTGAAGCAACTGGAGGGCATAAAGTGAGATACACGTCACGGTTCGAAGGTCTTGGTGCGCTGTTTATCCTGGCCCTCGTGGGTCTGGGCGTCACGGGCTGGGTGCTCAACATCATCAAGATCGCAGAGGCGGACACGTTCACGCCGTTCGTGATTCTGCGCTGCGTCGGCGTGATCGTCGCGTTCCTCGGTATGATCTTGGGGTGGATCGGCTAATGGAATACAAAATCAGGTACGCTGACGGGTGGGACGTGTATTCCCGCAGCGAACGCAACGGTACTTGGGATTGGGAGCGGACCTTTTCTACTTTCGAAGAAGCCGCGCGGTGGCTTTACGTTGAGTACGGCTATAACGTCGAGGTACTTGCGTTTTGATTTCTAACGAAGCCCTGCTCGCCGCGGGCGACTACCGAACGTTGTGGCACCGCACGTTGCCGCTCGTGAAGTGGCAGCTGGGCCGGATGGTCAAATCCGGGGCGTTGCAGTCGCACTACCTGACCGACGACATCATCCAGGAGTGCAGCCTAGCGGTCGGCAAGGCGATCCCGCGGTGGAACCCGCAGATCGGTTCCCTTTCTAACTTCATGGTCCAGTGCATCCGTAGCCGGGCACTCGATCACATCCGCCGGGAGTCTTCAGGTATCGTCGGGGGCAGGGATGCCCAAGGGCATGCCGGCCCGCTTGATGAGTCCACGATGTCTAGCGGGGAACTGCCCGCCCTCGACAAACTGATGTCGCGCGAACGTACCGCGACGGTGCAGTCCGCACTGGCCGCACTCAACTGGGAGGACTGTGACGTCCTCGTCCAGTATTACGGTCTCGATCATCGTCGCCCGCGCTCGTTGCGCGAGATCGCGGCGCAGTACGACGAGACACCCGGCCGCGTGAAGGACCGGTTAATGCAGGCTGTTGCCTCAATGCGAACGATGCTGTCCGACACCGACAGTGAGGATTCGCATGAGCAGACCCGATACTCCGGCCTTTGACCGAGGCCGCACCGGACAACGTGTTCGTGCCGAGCGGTTCGATGAGCCCGGCAACGAAGATCGTTTCCTAAACGAAGAAGCCGAAGAAGCCTTACGGGAGCCGCGTGATCGCGGGCTGAACGAAGACCCGTTGCTGCGGCCTACCGCCCCGGACCTGGGTACGCTTCAGTGGGCACCTAAGCCGCCGCGGAGCCGTTAATGTTGTCGTTATCGGCGCATCCGGCAAGGCTTGCCGCCTTGGCGGTGGGTGCGAAAACATACGAGTCGTCGGTGCCGTGCCGGAACGGACATTTCGGTACGCGCTATGTGCGCGACAGCCGATGTGTCGATTGCCGGCACGCTGCGCGAGCGAAGTGGGATGCGAATAACCCCGGCTGGCGCGCCGCGTACTCAGCGCGCTGGAAGGCGGCCAACCCTGACAAGGTCCGCGCAAGCAGTAAGAAGAGCAACGACAAGTGGCCCCTGCATAACCCAGAGCGTCGCAAGGCGATCACGTTAAGGGCGAGCCGGAAGCGACAAGGGCTTCCAGAGCCGACTCGTGCCGTGGGGATCAACTGCGAGTGCTGCGGTATTGCGCGCAGTGCGTTGGTGCGCGAACTTCACCTGGATCACGACCATGCAACGGGAGTTTTTCGCGGATGGTTGTGCAGTCGTTGTAATGTCGGTATCGGCATGCTCGGTGACGACATTGCCGGCTTGAAGCGCGCAATCGCTTACCTGGAACGGGTGCCATCTTGACACGGCAATACGTGCTTGCGTTCGGGAAGGACTTCCTGGACCCGAAGACCGTTCGTAAGGAAGCGCCGGCCGAGAAGATAACGGCAGCGTTTCGGCGGTTCCATGTCCTGCCGCTGACGCAGGCAGAGTACGCTGCGCTGGACGCACGCGCCAAGGCGGCACACAAGAAAGCGTCTGGGTTCGTTCTGGGCGGCGAGTACGGCGGTGCTAAGACGAAAGCTGATTGCCAGTTTAAGTCGATCGTCACGCTTGACCTCGACGCCTTGACCCCGGAATCCGCGCAGCAGTGCATCGATACGCTGCGGGCGGCAGGGCAGAGTGGCTTCATCTACAGCACGGCAAGCCATCGGCCTGCTGCGCCACGTCTGCGCGCGTTCATCTTCCTTGCTCGGGACGTGACGCCGGATGAGTACGTTCGGCTGATCGACTACTACACCGGGCTGCTGCTGCCACAAGGTGCAGTAAGCAACGAGTCCCGGAAAGTGGGGCAGTTGATGTATTTGCCGCAGCGGTGCTCGGACGGCGAAGAGGTTTTCATCGAACTCGTAGGCTCTCCGGTAGACCCGGACCCTATACTTGCCGCCGCGCCCCCGCTGCCTGAGCGCGACTCGAAAGTCCAGCCGGCGCGGGAAAAGCCCGGAATTGTTGGTGCCGTTGCGCGGCTGTTTGACGACGACTTCGATCGCGCGATTGCGGAACTCAAGCTGCCGTATGAACGCAGCAAGGTCGGCCCTACGTGCGCGCCCGGGGAGGATCGGTACACTTACATCCACGGCACAACGGCTGACGGCGCAATATACTACCGGCACGACGGGCATCTGTTTTCCTACCACGGTTCTGACCCGTGCTTTGGGCAGAACTGCACGATCTTCGACGTGTGGCGCCTCCACAACGCCCGCCCGGAGGCGGACGACGCGGCCGCCCCGATCCATGAGCGGGCGTCCCACCGGGCCGCTCAGGAATGGTTCGTCGGCCGCTTCCCGCAGCTTTCCAGCGAGGTCCGGGCCGAGCCGACCGCTGACGAGCTTGAGGACCTTGGGCCGCTTCCGGACGAACTGGAGCCGTCTGGCGACGAGCCGGAGAAGCCCCTGAAGTTCCGGGTCGTCCCGGCCGGGGAGTTCTCGGCCGGCCCGCCGCCCGCGTGGTGGATAAAGGGCGTGCTGCCGCATGCCGAGATCGCCATGATGTACGGCGCTTCGGGGTCAGGGAAGAGCTTCCTGGCATGGGACATGGCTTGTGCGATCCAGCGCGGAGAGGCGTGGCGCGCTCGGAAGGTGCGGCAAGGCCGGGTGGTGTACCTCTGCGCCGAGGGCATGGGCGGGTTCCGGACCCGCGTACAGGCGTATGCGGCTGAGAAGCAGGTCCCTGCGGCGGACTTGCCGGGCGTGATCCCGCATGCCCCGAACTTGCTGGAGGTCGAGGACGTCAAGGAACTCATCCGGGCGCTGAAGGCGTACGGCGACGTCGACCTCATCGTGATCGACACGTTCTCGGCTACGACGCCGGGGTCCGACGAGAACACGAGCAAGGACATCGGCCGGGCGCTCGCGCATCTGAAGGCGATCCATCGGATCACGGGCGCGATGGTGCTGGCGGTTCACCACAGCGGCAAGGATGCGACACGCGGAGCGCGCGGCTGGTCGGGACTGCGCGCCGCGGTGGACGCGGAGATGGAGGTCAGCCGGCAGGGCGACACGCGGTTGCTCACGCTCACGAAGAGCAAGGACGGACGGGACGGCCTCTTCTGGGGGTTTGGGCTGAAGACCGTGCGGCTCGGTTTGGACAGCGACGGTGACGAGGTCACGAGTTGCGTGGTCGAGCCGATCGAGGTCGAGACGGCGCAGTCAAGCAAGCCTTCGCTTACGAAGGTCGAGCGGCAAGTGTTCGACGCCATCTCGGCGCACCTTGCCGGGCGGAGCATGGACGGCGAAGAAGTCCTGGATCACTTGCTGACGTGCAACATCTATGGCGGCACCGAGAAGAGCCAGCGCGGGTCCTACGGGCGCACGATCAAGCGTCTCACTGAGAAGGAGCACCTGTACTGGCACCACAGCGGGACGCAGTTGAGCGAAAGGCCGCCTGCCGTAATCGAGTTACCGGAGAGTGACGATGAGTGATCTCCGGTTATTGCATGTAGAACTCGATACCGCAAACGCCTTTGTGGCGCAGCATCACAGGCACCACAAACCGGTTGTTGGTCATCGTTTCAGCCTCGGCGCAGAAGACTGGCTTGGCTCTTTGGTCGGTGTTGCCATCGTAGGTCGCCCGGTGGCTCGTGCAGTAGATCAATTCAACGTCGTTGAAGTGTTACGGTTGTGTACGGATGGGACACGCAACACGTGTAGTTTCCTCTACTCCGCATCCGCACGAGCAGCAAAAGCACTGGGTTATAAACGTATTCAAACCTACATTTTGGAGTCCGAATCAGGGTTGTCATTGAAAGCTACCGGATGGGTAAAAGGGTATACAACTGCCGGAGGTGCTGGATGGCTCAACCGCCCGGGGCGTCGCAGCGATCAACCCACTGAACGCAAGGTCATCTGGTACAAGGATCTACAGAATGAATAAGTTTTCGCTGGAGTACATCACTGCGAACCACGCGGAGCTTGCCGAGACGCACCGCGACGTCGTGAAGGAGTGCGAGGCGTTCTGCGACATGATGACGCGAGAGCCCACCTTCGCGCGTCTCGTGGAGCAGTGT